GTCGGGGAAAACAGGGGAGTGGCGGCGGCACGCTGTCCGGTGGGACTTGTGTTCCGCGTTCTCGTATTGGACACCGATGGTGCCGCCGCCATAGGAGCCGCCGACTGCATGTCATTGAAGTCAGCGTTCTCCCCATACGCCATCCCCGTCATGGGAACGGTGGTCTGCTGTGGTCCGCCGTCAGTTCGGCGTGACAGCTGCCCGGGGCCGGACACTGGTGCAGGGTTACGGGGCGTCCTCGCCCCGCCATGCTGTTCAGCCATCCTGCCCCTCCTGGTCTTCTTGCACTTGATACGTGAACGGGTCGATCAGTTCACTGGAACGTGTCGGCCCGAACTCGTCTGTTTCGTCGTCATCGTCGTCGTCGGTGGCGAGCATCCCGAACCGGTGCAACTCCAGCAGCGTGTTATGCCACGCCTCGTGCATACGGTTCGTCATGTCCGCGGCAACGTCGGGACGCCACGACATTCCTTCCGCCACGAAACTGAGCCGAATGTCCTGCCACATTAGATGCAGTGACAAGTCTTGCGACAAGCCTTTCATTCGACTTCCTTTCCGTGATTGATGGTGTGTTACTTGCTGCCTTTGGTGCCACCGGGCATGTGACCGAAATGAACGTCACCCTTGCTGCTGCTGCCGCCCTTGTCGTGGATCGGCTCCGCGGTGGGGGCACCAGATGCGGGCTTGCCCTGATTGGGTTGCGGCATCTTGTTTCCTCCTACTTGTTGGATTTACCCGACCCAAGGTCGGCTTTACTGACGGGCACCTTCGGCATCACAGATGCGTCCTCGGGGTGACCGGGTTCTGATTCGCTGCCGCTGTACCAGCAGCCACACGACACGCACATACAGTCCTCCTAGACGGGCATGCGTCGGGAAATGTTCGCTTGCAGGTTCGCTCCACCGCTAGAAGTCAAACCCGCCAAAAGCATTTGCAAGTCAGGACGCCCACCGGCAGCCATACCTGCCTGGCCGGGGGCGACACCACGCATCAACCCGGACGACGACAAGCCCTCCAAGTTAGGCCCGCCACCGCCAGGGGGAGCCTCGCCAGGGGCACCGACCATCCCTGCGGCGTCCGCACCAAGCGGCTCAACCCCCGGCGGTGTGGGTGGTTCCTCCGGCGCAAATGCCCGCGACACCACTTCCTCAATGGGTTCGCCCTTTTGACGACCGAGAATGATTTCGCTCAGGCGGGAAAGAATGTCGCCCGGGTCTTGCCCGTTTTGCGCCAACACTGGTATCGCTTGCGCATACCCAGCCACCGCCTGCTTTAAAGCGTCACGCATTTCTTCCATATCGACGCGCTGTTCTTCCTCGGTAGCGTTCAACGCGAACGGCATCTGCCGCCGAAGGAAATCACGACTAATCAACCGGTCACCGCGGGCCTGCAAACCGAACACCAGCGCACGGTTCGGGTCAAGGCCAGCCATGAGGCCGTACTGCACGTCCACCGTGTGGTCGCCTTTAATGTCCCGCTCGGGGCGGTAGCGAATCTCGTACGGTGTCCCGTCCGCGTTACCGCGCAGCGTCTTGGTGTCCGACCCGAACAGCTTCTCGTCCATCATGAACGCTTTGGCAACAAGGTTCTCCAGTGCCTTAGCGAACATTGCTTGACCGGTACGAATCTGTGTATCAAACCCCGACATGAGAGCCTGCACGCCGCGACCGGTGACCACGGACGAATCAATGCTGCCGTTGCGGGCGTCCGGGTAACGCGACCCTTGCCGCAGTTCCTCATCCAAAATGCCCTGCTGCGCGAACGCAGACGACGGAACCTCTATCGGGACGCGGCGAACCTTCTCACCGTTCGCGGTACGCAGCACCGAATCCGGCCCCAACGCGAGTTCTTGCGCATCCGGGGGCAACACGATAGGTGCCTGCACTGCTTTCTGTGCCGCCTCCAAGCTCAACAACGCGAAGCGTGCCTTAGCGACCTGCACCGCCAGCACGTCATCGAACTGCCCGTGCATGTCCTCATCCACACCGGGACGCGCCACAATCTCCACCAGGCACTCCCCGACAGGGTTGCGGGTGGAATCCAGCACGAGGCCGTCCTTGTTCGGGACAAACAACGTGTCAGCGAAACGGTCGTGATAACGCACAACCTCAACCAGTTCACTACCTGACGTGGGCATACCCAGCTTCGATGCGGCATCCGGGTACATCGCCAACAGTTCGTCACGAGTCTTATAGAACGCGAAAAACGCGCCACTGACACGCTTCCACCGGTCAAACACAGGGTATGTGCCAATCGAATCCATAAACGTGATCCGTGGCATACGCTCATCAGCGTCCACTTCCACCATCGCGGGCACAAACCCGTACGTGAAATACCGGTCAGCGGCGTTATACATTTGCCGCTGCACATCCGAAAACGACAAATAGCCGTTCACGATGCGGGTGCGCTTCTCCGCGAACTCCCGCGCCGTATCCGACACCATCTTGCTGCTCGCGCAGTTAAACGACGGCAACGGAGCCAGCACTTCCGCCAAGTCACGGGCCGCAACATCCACCATGTTCGCGACAATGCCGCGGTCGAACGGACCCTCCGGGAACAAATCCGGGTACACGTCCCGCATGCGACCCTGACGCACCGCCAAAACCGCCTGCATGCGCTGATCCCTGTCCCCATACCGGGACTTCATGCGGTTATACAGGCCACGCAGCTCTTTCAACGACTGCCGGGGCATACCGTCGTCATAACCGACGCGCTCCGCGTTATCCGGATACGGATACACACTTACCTCCAGTTACGCGCCAACAGGTTTCCAAGCCCTCTGCGCTTCCATTTCCACAAGATTCACTGTGGTTTGACGCTGCCTATCCCACGGCGTCAAAAACGGGTTCGACACATGGGTGCGCATATACGAGTGAGCCATCATCACCCGATCCCGGCACGCCAACTCCGCGAACCACAACGCCATCACAATGTCCGTCTTCGTGGACTTCGGTAGCTCCGGTGCCCACGTCACCAGTTGCTCCATCAACGCCTTCGCACCCTCACTGCCATGCGTCGAAGGCAACTCAATCAGCTGGTTCTTATCCTCCCAACCCGTAAACAGGGTCGTCATAGAGGCGACACCGAAATCAGCGTCATGCTTATTCATGCCCGTGAAATGCGGGCGAACCACCGTGCCACGAGACGCACAAAACTCGTTAATCTCACGGTCATGCACCAAGAAACCCTGGAAACCGTTCCGTTCAATCCGCCACTCCGCGATCCCGTACTTCACCGTCCACTCGCGGATCATGTCCCGCATAGCCTCCGGTGTCACACCAGGCTTATTGAACACATCCAGCACGTAACGTTTCTGCGTGGCAACATCCAAACCCACCACCACCGCGGCAGTGTGCCCCGCCGTAGCCGGGTCCAGGCCCGCCACAATCGCTAAACCATCCATGCCCTGCTCACGGCACCCCACCATGCCGCGAGGAATCAACCCCGTCATGCGGTTACCGTTCACCGCAGCCTTCACCGCTTGCGGGTTAAACACCCCATCGTCCGCAACCTGCTGCTGCTGATACACCATCGACCAGGCACGCGGCGACACCCGCGCCCGCTTCGCCGCCAACCGCGGCCCATCCCACTTCGGGAACAAACCATCATCACCCGGCAGCGCGTCATCACCCCGCGCACCCAACTCCGGCAAATTACTCTTAGGCCACAACGTCACCCATTCGGCCTTATCGTCCGCATACTCCAACACCGCAGGCATCGCCAAATACGACCACGGGGATGTTTCCTCCGGGTAGCGAACCGGGTCACGCAGCTCCGAATACATGTCCTTCGCCGCCAAACGTGTCCCCACAATAAGCATCGCACCCGACGCCGACACACGCGAAATCACTTCGCTTTGAATCCAGTCAATCTGCTTGTCATACTCGTGGGCGTTCGTCAAATCCACCGTGTCATCCAGCACGATCAAATCAGCACGCGCACCATAAATATGACCCCGCACACCCAACGCCTGCACCGTCGGGTCCTTCTCACCCGAATCACGCATCTGATCCGAGACGTAAATCATGTTCTTATTCCACGCCTCAGAATCCTTACTGAACCCACCCTTAGGGGCATACTGCGCGATCATTTCCGTATAACGCGGGTGCGTTAAACGAGTCTTAATCGCATACAGCATCTTCTCCGCCATCTGCTGCGTCTTCGACACCAAAATCACGCGGATATTCGGGTCCATACAAATCCGGTACGTCACATAATTGATCGTGATGGAGGTCGTCTTCGCATGCTCCGGGGGCATATTCACCATGATCAAATCACGCTCACCCGGCAAAAAAGTCATACCCTCATGCAGCCACGACGGGCCACGACCCTCAATCAAATCCACAACATTCTGCATATGCGGAAACACGCGAGCATCCAAAAACCGCTCACTAAACTCACTAAAACCAACCTGCTCACCACGATGCCCCGACACCGCATCCACATCCACCGGACGCAAATCCCGAACCCGCGACACCGCCGCCACAAAATCCGCATCCGACCGACGCCACTGCTCATACGTCGAACGCGACCGGCGAGCCGCCTTCAACGCCTCACCCACACTCACGCCAGTCGCCAGCTCCGCCAAAAACCGCTGCTTCGCCTCATCCTGCGACCAGCCATCCTTCCGCCCCTGCCGAGCCACAACAACCACCTCCAGGGGGGAAAGGAAAACCATGAGCCGAAGCCCCGAACCCCCCGGGTGAGGGGCTGAGGCGAAGGAAAGGAAAGGGGGGCAAAACACCGGCACCCCAAGGGGTGCAGCTAGGGCAGGAGCGAAGTAATAAAACGAAGCGACTGCCACAAACCCCCACCGGTACGTCGCGGCTACGGCGATAGCGACGTACACCGCCCCCGCGCTCCAGCCTTTAAGGGCCTCCGCGCAGGGGCAAAGCCCCGAAGCGGAACCGGAAGGGAGGGGGGTGTGGGGGGAGGGAAACACCCCCTATATATATATCCCCGGGAAAACTGACACCACGGACACCAAAACAAAAACCGTTACCAAACCGTTACCAGATATGTGGAGAAAACCGTACAAAACCGGACACCGCACCGCGGGGCCAGCACGACACACCACACCGAGCCAACCAAGGCAAAACACAGCGAAATTACGAGTCGGTACGTATATATAAAACGGCGCGGGCGCAAGTAACGCCCGGGTCAA